TGGGAACGCGGAGAACACTTCTTCTTCCTGTTCCGCTCTTTCAGCGTCGAGAGTTTCTTGCTGGAATGCACGGAGCTCAGTAAGCTCAGTTTCCATTTCACCAATCTTTTGGTTAGCGTTGTCTAACTCTTGGTTAAACTTAACTTGCTCAGCAGCAACTTTTCTGTTGGCGAACTCTTCGAATACAGAGGTCATGGAATCATCGCTACCGTCAATAAAGTCTACGATTGCATACTTCATGCGCTTCTTGCTATCGAAGTCTACAGATACGGAGTCACCGTCAACTGCATAGGTAAAACCGTACAGTTTCCAGTCAGTAGTATCATTGCAGTATACTTCAGATCTTTCTGCGTCGTAGTCGTTATACCAATAACGGATGCATTCATAACCCCAATCGTCCGTGTACTTAACGGAGCTTAGAGCTTCGAAAAGACCATCTCTTAGTTGTTCTCCGGTCAGGGAGAACTCAAGAGATTCGTCCGCCGGATCTTGTTCCGCTTCGCCATCAACTGGTTCTTCTGCCTCCGGCTCTTCCTGACCGGCGGCGTCTTGTTCAGCGAACTTTGCCTCCAGTTCTTCCAGAGTCATGCCCTCGATATCGAAATCGAGTTCTTCGGCAGTAAGACCGTACTTGGCGAGCAGATCAGCAATCTGCTTGTCCATTGGGTCTTCTCCTTTCGTAAGGTTATAAGTTTCGTCTATGTCAACTTCATCAGAAGTGTTGACCATTTGAGCCTCGCTCTTCAACTCGGCGACCATTTGCAGGTATTGTTCTCGGCATTCATCAACAGAGAATACTTCAAGTCCAGCAGATTCGTAGCACGGCTCTACATTAGAACCGAGCAAACACAGGGCAAGGAATTCAAAGTTGTCGATCACCATCAGCGCATCGTCCATATGGTAACTGTTGATGCCGATTTCCATTGAAAGATCTACATGCCCGTCTTTCTTTAACTTGTCGTATTCTTCCTGCCGCTTCCAAAGAAGAGCCTCTGCACAGAGATACTCCTTGTCGTCGATCGTCTCCCACCAGTAGTTGGCATTTTCAGGGATGACGCCGATCGGCGTGGTGGCGTTAATCATTTTAAGTCCGCCGCCAGATTCTACAAATTCGATATCGTGACCACCCATATCATCCGTCTCGCGATCGTAATTGCATACGATTGGGACGTAGTAGAGAGTCTCAATACAATTCTCGAATACTTCTTTGGAAATACTGGAGCCATTGCGGTTCTTGTCTGGGTATGCTATATGAACAACACCAGAGTCGAATGAATGATTCCGTTCGCAAATTTGGCTAATTGAAGAGCTAAGTGCGTACTGATGTGTGTACTTCAAAGCTGCACCATCGCTTTCTCATTATTAAAAAGACATTACGTTTGAATTTGCGTGCCGGATTCCGAGTTTGTCCAACTCGTCGGAATCAGCAAACGATGCCTTGTCTTTAGCCGCAAATATGAAAACCCCGTTCCAAGCGTCGTCTCTAACAAGCTCGTATCCAAGGGCAATCATCTTTTGCTTGTCTTCTTCACTCATCACATAGATGAAAGGCATATATTTCTCCTTTTGTACTTATAGTTCTGAATCGTCCCCGTCTTCGTTTTCCCGTGATATCTCACCGTTTTCGGACAGATCGTCAATGGTCAACTGAGGACGCCCAGCCTCTTCTCCTGCACTCATAGTATTCGAGCTCTGTAACGGTACAAACCGGAACGGAAGTTCGAGCACTTCATTTTCAAGGAATGTCATGCTATCCATATCAGCCTGAGACAATCCCTGCGATGCGCAGTAATACGTGATCATAGGGAGTCCGTACTGGCAGGATTTTAAGTATTGTGCCCCGACAGCGTCACGATTGTATGGGGATGTGTCTAAGAATGTGACCTTGAAATTCTTGCCGTAGGACAAACTTTGAATAAAGCGGTTTAACGCCGCCTCGATAGATTTGACAATGTCATATGTCATCATCTGGTCGGCCTTAATCGCCAACAATAAAGCATTCGACGACCAATATATTTGTAATTATGCTGTTGTTAGAGCGTCCTCTATGCTCCAGTGTAGTTTTTTTATTCTCGCGAATAGAGTATGATATTTTATTCCTGTAATTTTAGACCACTCAGAAAGTGTATGTATTTGACCTCTGTATTCATAACGCAACGTATTCCTTCTGTTGTTGGCCTGTTCTATAGGATTAGACCACCTACAATTATCTGGTGTGTAATTTCCATTTGTGTCGATTCTATCAATAGAACAATCCTTGTCGTCATGATACCCACTAGACAAAGCCCACTCTTTAAACAATTCGTAAGATTCCGCCCATTCACTACACACTGTTATTCCACGTCCGCCGTATCTTTTATATGTTTTATCTGCTTGATTAAAACATCTGTTCTTCATATTCGACCATATTCTATATAAACGTGTTTTTCTATCTCCGTGCTTTGTGCTCGATGCGATAATTTGATCCCGATGGAAACATCCACAACTTTTAGTATTTCCACTTTTAAGGTTGGTATGTTCTGCCTTGATGATATTTCCGCAATCGCATCTACATAACCAACGAGTCCTTTTCTTCCCGTTTGGATAAATATATGGATCTGCTTTCGACAACACTTCTAATCTTCCGAATTTTTGCCCAATGAGATTTTCCCTTTTCATAATTTGTTCCTTCTATTCTTTTACAACAGCATTACCAGTTCGCTAAACTGTTCCGGATAATTTCCGCTCCATTTTTCAATAGAGTGTAGACTATATCTTCACCCGTTCTGGGCGCCCACCACTTCGGACAGCCAATCGCTTGCTGTCCTACGAGCATACGCTCTAGTCGTTGAACCTTCCGCTATTCGCGGCTCGGCTGCTGATTGTCCAATATATACGATTCTTGTACATTCACACTTAGATATATTTCATTCTTATGTTGTAGTTCGTATATCTCTAAGGATTTTCCAGCAATTCAATGAGTATTTTTACAAGTGTATTCCTACACAAGTGACCTAATCGTTTAAGCCTTAGCATTGTTGAATAGCAAAGACGATACACCTGCCGCCGAGAATAGATTGTTCTCTGCGTCAGTAACTGTTGTTGTATCGCCAGCGTGATTTCGTTCAAAGCTGATTTTACTGATTTCCATAGGGGAGAGGACGGCGCCTACTTCTTCTGGTAATACATTAGCCAGATTAAAATAGAAGTCTCTCGCTTTTTCGAGATCCATCTCCCAATTTCCCTCCGAATCGATGCCCAACTTCATAACAAGCATGGCGTAATTCTGAAGAGCTTCTTTTGTTTTCCGCAACCCCTTGTACTCATCAAGGTCGTAGATTTCCGGGAAGATCCCGGCGAATGGCGGAATAGGGTAGTCAAGAATATCGTTATTACTCTTTATAGCAAATGACCTTGGAGCGTCCAGCTCCTGCCATTTCATCCCGCGCCGGTCATTCAGGTATAACTCATACTTTCTGTGGAACTCATCGTCGTAGAAATCAAGATACTCAGTATGAGAATCGAAGTATGAGAAATCAAAAGAAACATTAAAAACATTTCCTTCTATAACGGCAATGTTGCAATAGTCAGACGGCAATCTCTGAATAGTCACACTGTCGCTGGTCACAATCATATGACCATAGAATACGTCTTCTCGGAAGCATACTTTTAAGATCTTCGGAAACTGATTCTTAATATCCATCGAAGATAACATATTGAGTGTCTTCCGATACTTCCGATTGATTCTTTTCGGGTCCGCCTTACTTGTATCCAGTTTGTATGGGGATACTACATATGAGAAGTCGTTCAACCCGACGAAGTATTGGATAAGTCTGCGATAGTGCGGACTAGCTCCATACAAATAAATAGAAGCTTCTCTTAGTTGCTTCGAATACGTATATGGGTTTTTTAGATACTCAATAATCTGATCTCGTGTGTACTTCGGAAACGTTATAGACGAGCCGGTGCCGTTCAGATCCTTATGTATCAGTCTGGCGAGCTTCGAGAAACGCTCCGGAGCCATGATCATACCCCTCGAATCAAACGATAAACTTTTCTTTTCTTCGGCCAATTCATCACCGCCTTTCTATTTAATTTTCGGAGCTCTGTATAAGAATGAGAAGCTTTCCGTTGTAACACTCTGCCGCCGCTTCTTATTGATATCCATTTCCAATTGGTTGGCGACATATACAGAATATGACAAGGAGGAAAACCTATCCTTGCGTTTGCTCCGTTTTGCATATACTTTAACGCCGTTGTTCGGCGCAGCCTCATATTGCAGATTGATAAGCTCGCTGATGAGCAGGGTTGTGTTTATATAAGGCAATTGTAATTTTAACTGCTCTTCGGCGTTCAGGCTGTTATATTGCTTGATCTTACTAAGGGATACCTCACCGTCGTACTCCGTGTTTAAAAGTCTTACACGTCCAGAACGGAATCCGTCTCTGAGTAAAACGGCGCAATCAGAGTTCAACTGCGTAGAACCATTGATGACCCAAAGCGCTTTTTGTGCGCCGGGTATCTTGCACCGTTCAGCCCATTCTTTATTGTTTGCACAAGAAAGGCCGGGAAGAATATCCCCGGCGTCTGGGTCGGGGATGTCTCTCAACAACAAATCAACTGTACCCGCGCCAACTCCTTTGCCGTCAATCACTATATAATCACCGTCATACATATCAAACAGCCTGCGCACTCGCAGAGCCTGATCTGCTGTATGAACGCCTTCGAACGATTCTGTATACACAATATTGTTTACATATCGTCCGGTTCTTGTTGGCTTTAACGAATTAACAAAAATGGCAGTGGCGTCATTTTTGTGACGGCTACTGCCCATGAGTGCAATATCCATTGAAATCAATCTGATCTCACCAATCTGCTTTGGCGGGATCGCTGTTTTCTTCGAGTTGCCAACAAGATTGTTGATCTCGTCTGGCAACCATGGATATTCGATTTTTCTATTGTTAGCGATGGATGTGAAATCAAAGAAGCTGTCTTCGTTTGACCCGAGCCACATGCCCTCCATTTCCATGCTCCACTTTGTCTCACTAAAGCCAGACTCGCTCATATCATCCGCGACTTGTTCTTCGTCAAGCAATCCCTCAGCTATTGACAGTTGGTAAGGGAAATCGCATACGAAGAACTTCTTCTTGTCATCCAGCATGTTGATTGCATAATCACGGAATCGCTGGTACGACACATGTGATGCGAAGTATGCAGAGGATAAGTAAATTTCTTTGTTTCTTTCTTTTAGATGCTTATATTCAGGCTTTGCCGTATAACCTGGCATTCTGTGAGCCGAAAGAAACCGCTTCAGTACAGTATCGAGAGTATTCTTGTCGACCATCCGATACTCGTCAACGAGTAAGATGTTTGCACGCATACCTCTACTGTTATCTGACGCCGTCGCCACCTTTATATAACTGCCGTTCTTAAACAAGATTTCTCCGACCGATGGGCCGATACGTACATTGTCGATCTCGTTCTTCAACAGCGGCGACTGTGTCATTAGCTCGTCGCGAATCTTCTCCAGAATATTTGTCGCCTGACCTCTGGTGCCAGAAGTGACAACAATTTTAGTACCTGGGTATAGGATGCATCGGATGACGCAGAAGATGGCTAAAAGAAAAGATTTGCCTTGCAATTATGTTACCCTGACGGCTTTTTATCCGTCAGCTCTTACAGTTCTTTTTCCTGTAAGTTCAGCATACATTTTCATCTCCGTAGAGAGGCGGACGCTCGTGGGGATATTATCGCTACCATATCGCTCAATCCCTATGCGTTACGGTGGTGCACGGTTATGCGCTTACCTCGGTGTTTGCGTCTCAGCGTTCACCGATTTCGCCCGCTTTGTTCACACTTATTACTAAGTGGAGAGGCCGCGTTTCCCAACCTCTTGCGGCAATGTAACAAAAGTAATTTACCTCGTTCATCAAGTAAAGCAAGATCTTCTGGAATAGCCGAAGGTGGATATTTAAATAGTCTTCGGCGAACCTGTGCGGGTTAGCTCTATAAAAACTAGCCCAAGCGTCAACACCGTCATAGATCCTTTGCTTAGATGTTTTCGTCTTCTTCGTCTTCTTCATCGTCACCACCTTCCGCCGCGAGCTTCGCCTCTACTTCTGCTTTCTTCTTCGCCCGATCAAAGATGTCTTCGACAACCTCTTCGTCGTCGTACCCCTCATACTCTGGGCGTTCAACGGTTAGCTTAGCGATCTCTTCTTCGTACAGTTGGCTATAACGATTGTGTATATTGAGAACTTTGGACAAGTGTCCAAGGAACCATACGCTTATATACTTTGCGATGCCGTCCACATCCCTGAACTGTTCTTCCGGTTCAGCGATCGGGCGCTCATCCTCAATTTTTTTAATCCAAACACCGAATGGCGTCATAGCGTCTTTTTCGTCAGCTGCGTTACCCTTATTCTGCACCGGCTTTAAATTCGCCGAACCGAGTAGGGCATCCAGCGCTTTAACATTTTTCTCGACAGCCTTCGTGTCGCCCTCGGCAACATTCTGGTTAATGATTACTTCCAACAGACAGATCTTTTTGATAACGGTTATTTCGCCTATATCAATATCGTCGATCTTCCGACCTTCTGTCCATTTCTTCAGCTGTTCTTCCAGCTCGTTGTAGAAAGATGCCGTCAAACCGCTTCCCCAAAACGCTACAATCTTCGGGTCGATCTCTGGCTCACTCTCGTTCATGTCAACCAAACTGATCGGCTGTTCTTCCTGTAGTGCGGCTTCTTCTTCCGCCAATGTATCATCAAACGTTTTTCCGGCATACGGCCTAAGCCCTGTCTGCTTAATGTACATCATAATTGGAGAGCTTGTATTTGGCGTATTCCGAATCGTCTTGTAGATGTTGTCTGAATAGTAAATATCGAACTTCATACAGACACGACGGATCGCCGCCTTCTCATCACCAAGAGATTCTCTGTATGTGTCGAAGATCTCTCGGACACACTTTTTACATATCGGCAGAAACCGATCGTTCTCGGCATAAAGTGGACTTTGGCTTCTGGTGAAGTTCTGGCTGCGAACAGAATGTTCTTCTCCGCATCGAGTACATTTCACGAGAGCGTATTTTACAGGACGCCCCGGCCCGCGAGCCGTTTGTGCGCCTTTAGCTCTAGCCATTCTTACTCACCGCTTTCTACATCAACCAGCCTTTTCAGTCGTCCTCCCTGTGTGAAATGAACACGCTTGTGTGATGGAATCTTAATCGGACTTAAATCCAGTCCAACGCTGGATCTGCCTTTAGTTTCCCTGATTTCGAACTTCCCGAAGCCGCTAAAGCAAACAGCCTCCCCGCTTACGAGAAATTCTACAAGTGTATCCAGAAAGGCGTTATAGATTTCTTCCGCCTCTTTATGATTCCACTTGGAATTGCCTTCCTGATAGCCGTCTTTTTCAAAGCCTTCCTTTGTCCACCTTGGGTTTCCTTTTTCCGCAAGGCGATTTAGAAATTCGTGCTTTCTAACCATAACTAACTTCCTTTCGTTCTTCTCCCTTATAGCTCTGTTACATCTTTTCGGTTGGACACATCGATCTCTCCATTCGAGAAATACATCGACAACTCTTCATCCGCAGAGAAATCTTTATAGATATTGATCATTTCAGCGGAGTCCCAACCGACGATTGTCTGTATAGCACCATCCGGCAATCCGGCTTTCGCCAGATATGTAGTGAAGTAGTGCCGACAACTATGCCAATAAAAATCGACGCCAAGAATCCTGCTAAACGTTTTCGCCCAGCTATTCATAGCGCCGATCTTCAGTTGCTCCTCTGGATTTGTCTTATCCGGGAAGAGCCACTCACTTTCTATTTTTTGCTTTTTTCTTTCTTTCATCCATAGGTCGAGATACGGCTTGAACTTCCCCGCCAGAGTATAGCAGTACAAATACTTGCCGCCACCACGTCCTTTAGTCTGGATCATATTTTTGCTCTTATATAGAGCGCCACTACACACGAGAGTATCGCCAGAAAAATCTTCGACACGAAATCGTGGAAGTTCTGCTTTCCGCCTCCCAGAGTATAGGGCGAGCGCAAGCACACACGCTTTGTCGTATTGCCCGCTCTCCGTAAGAGTCGTAAGTAGTGTTTCAACTTGCTCATCGCTTAGTACCGTTTTCTCCCTCACTGGTTGATTTACCGGCGATTCGATCTTCCTTACGATGGAGCGGAACCCCTCGAACTCTGGCTCTTCGTCGAGAATTGCTTCGACGTAATTACTCAGAGACGAAATCGCCGCCTTGATCCGACGGACTCTCGCAGGAGAATTCTTGTTCTCGTTGATTAACCAGTTCTGGAAGGAAATAATGTCACGTTTGGTAATATTTGCAAATTCCTTATTGCCCAGATTCTTCAAAACGTAACAGAAAAATATATAAAGATCATTCTCGTACCCCTTGATAGTACCTGGGCTACGTTGAATTGACTTCAAGTAACTTAAATAATCTTTCACCAACCGGAGGTTGTCTGGGTTGATTTGCGCAATCAGCTCCGGCGTTGTAATGGTGTTCATTCTGGTCTTTCTCGCCACACAACCACCTCCTAATATTAGTTACACTTTAAATTGTAGACGGCATCTATACCGTCCTTACTGACTGTTACCATCAGCTGTCCAGGCGTACTGTACAAGCGATGGTCATTTGCATAATCGTCCGATCCGCACAACGCACTTGTGATGATAGACGTTACGCCAAGTTCTTCAAAAGACTCTCTATGATGTTTGTCTCCAAGCAGAACGACCTCGACTGGCTTCCGGTATTTCTTCTCGAACAGAGAAGAGAGTAGGCGAGGGGAGTTCTTCACGCTATCTAAATCGCCGTGGCTCGCACAGATCCCGTGACCCCGGACGTTGAAATACAGAAATTCGGTGTCACTCTCTGGCGATATAATAATACTGTCGTACTCTTTTAGACGTTGTTCCAGCCACCACGGAATGATCCTCTCCATGTTGTCTCTATGAAGATTATCTTTCTTATTCTGGATTGTCCGGGCGTGATTCCCATAGGTACAATGGACATACACCTTATCAACGTATTCGCTCAATTCCAAAATCGCTCTGGCGAGATACTCCGAAGCGTGCATCAGTTGGTCACACACGAGTTCATTCGAAGCGACTCGCGCACTGGTATGGATGCCGCCGTGCAACAGATCGCCAAGAACAACGATATGTAGATTCTGGCATCCGTTGATATGAATCCGTTCTTCCGCTTCGTCCAGAATAGTGCGAAGCCTCTGCCGGAATATCGTGGTGTCGTAGTCGTTCCAAACATTGTGCGTAGTCATACCATAATGCCAGTCGGCAAATACAAGTATGGCGTCTCGTCCGTCCGGCGAAAGAGCCGTCCGCTTCCGATCGCCGATCGGCTTGAACGTGTTCGCTAAATCTTCGGCAGCCTTAACAAGTCGCTCATCAAGATGTTCCTGCCGACCTTGCTCCCGGACAAGTTTCTTATACTCTCGACGTTGATCGTAATACCGTTGCCGTTCTTTTTCTAACTCTGTCCGTTTCGTGTCTAGTTCGACGATCAGATCCTCTAAACCCTCTGCGCCGGCGGATTTCACTTTTTCCTGGTCTGCCATGGCGAGCGTCTTACACGAACCGTACATCATGCGTCTGGCTACATCGGTGGAATAGTCTTTACCGTAAACATATGGTGCGAGTTCTGCATAATCATAGTTCGCTAATGTTTTGTCGATCAGTTTGCCGTAGATCAGCCGCTTATGATAAGCGTAGTCCGACTCATCTGGTCGTCTGTTTAATTCAATCATCCTTTTCTCCCGTGCCAATTTTGGCGTAAAAAAAAAGAGGAGCCAGACGCATCCGGCTCCTCCAGGTACGCTCCGTAGAGACGTACCGCAATTCCTGATTTGTAGGAAAGATAAGTAAAATTTTTCCAATCTCTTACCATCCATTTGGAGATAAACTCAAATTCTTGATAATCGTTGAAATTTCAACGGTTTTGGAAGATTGATGAATATCGGTTTTTTGGAAATTTCCGATGTATACCGTGTGTTTTACTTTCTGGTCGCTGCGCTCTTCCTGCGCTTCACTTCGGCGGCGCACTTCGTACAATACTTCTGAATACCGCGCACGTTCTTCTTCTTTCGAAATATCTCTCCGCATATCTCGCAAGTCGGGTAGTATTTGTCTCCAAAGATGAACCGTTCGTACTGCCATCCGAGATTGTGCATCTCCGTTATTTTCAGAATAGGGTCTCCATCTGGGTCAACAAATGTCACTCGGAGATTCGTATTATCTATCCGGTTACTGAATTCGACAAACCCTTCTTCTCCTAACTTTCCGAGCATCAAAGGCTGTCTTTTCCGGACGGTCTGAATATTTGCCAGAGAGAATATGTCTTTATCGGATTGATTCACCCAGTTATTGTTCGTGTCCCTGAGCGTATTAAAGTATTTCGCAATACAGAGTAAGGAGAACGCTAACCGCTGGTATGCCGAAGAGTCGAGCGATTTACATTTATCAATCTCTTTTTGTGTGATCGGGATGCTGTCCAGTTCGATTAGCTTGCGATTACTGCTTCTTTGTATCGCTTTTTCGATAGAAGTATTCCACCGAACGAGGTTGATGTCTGGATCACACCGAATCATAAAACGTTCGATCTCTTCCCGAATCGCCTTTGGCTTATACCCAAGGGATCGGTAGTATCGAGCGAGGGCGAACACCGTGCGATACGGTGTTGCCCCAAGATCCTTCTGACGAATCAGCTCTTCGATATATGCGCGTTCATTCAAAATCAAATTGCTCATCGATGTCCTCCATCTCGATATGTTTCGTCACCATCGTGAACCGCTCTCCATTCCACTCGATCTCACCGTTTTCGTCAAGAGTAGGGAAGGAGACGGTGTAGTTGTTGTGTGCCAACAGATTGGATAACATCTCTCTGCCAACGACATCCCAAGCGAACTGTTTCGTCCCCTCGGTCCGATAGCAGAGATCAACGATAATGTTACATAACTGCCAGCGGTTACTGACTTCGCGATAACACTGTTCTATGAAGTTCTCCACAAGAAGTTCCTTTTGGACTCTGGCGTCTTCCCGCTTTATACGAATCCGTGACTCCTTTTCGCGGTACGCCGCCGCATCCCGCTTCCATTTCTGATAAAGGTCGCGGATCTTGTAGAACTGCGTACTGGAATACTTTACGTCACTTTTAAATGTGGTAATATCGAATTCTTCTTCGGGAGTGTAGTCTTTGAGAAAGTTGTCGAACTCTTTTTCTATCGCTCGACAAATCCTATTCGTAACACAATCGTAGTTGACTACTGGAACCAGACGGTAATACTCATCTACGAAGTGTTGTTCTTTTTCAGACAACTCCGACGGATCGGCTTCGAGAAGTTCGTTTAACTCTTTCCGGAACATCCGAAGGCAGTTGGACTCTACGTTTCGAACGAACTTCCGGTATTCTTTTCTCAGATCCGGGTAGATGTATGTCATGAAGTATGGCTTCCGGTCGGCCAATATCTTCAGGTATAGGTCTACGTCGTCCGGAGCTATGGTAATATCGTTCTCCACAACCCGCTTGTTATACCATGATTGCGGCATCGGTTTTGCGACGATGCCCTTGGTTTTATCTATGGCGTTCTGCTGCAACTGCTGGGAACACATTATCCTGTACTCCAGCACTTCGTATTCTTTACTTCCTTTTTCGAACTTCGACAAAAGGTCATACATCGACGTAGCTCGGTTCGTGACTTTACCGATATCGTTACCAAAGCTGTCTATATTCGCCTGGATAAGATTCTTTTCGTTTGGCACCATCTTCTTCGCTTTACGCTGAAAACACATCAGCGCAGGCAGATCTCTCAGGTTGTCAACGAGAACCCTGTTATCCGTTGTGAAAAGGAGGTCTCCATCCTTATCGCAGCCGTTGAGAGCTGCCGCCGCCGTATCCCACGAATTGAGCATTACGACGGTATCCATATACTGATACCAATGCGCCATCTCTTCCGAGTTGGCTATCTTCATACGAACTATGTTGTTGTGACATGTCATCGGCGCCCGGAAGCAAGCTACTTCGGAAGCGCCTTCGTCTATCCAGAACTTGTGATAGATTTCCCCGGCTTTCAATAAGCCGGTTACTTCCATGCCGAACATACTCTGGCAGAGGGAGTAGGGGTCTCCGCAGATGATGGCGTAATTCCCCTTCATCGCCAGTACGCCGATCTTCGCATCGTCAATCCGCCGACTGATCATCTCATAAATCTTACGTCGGACAAATTTGTCATTAATGAGCCGTTTGTCGATCATAAGACCTTCTGCGAACTGATTCCCAGTGCTGTTCAGTATTCCTTCGTCCACATTCTGGTCATTTAATCCGAACCCTTTCAGGTATAGAATAGACTTCCGTGGATCGAGAACGATAACATCCTTAATCATTTCCACCGTCGGGCGAATGAGTTCGTGAATGTCTTCATCTGTGAGATAGTAACTGTTCAAGAACTGGTAATTCGACGATCTTTGTTTCTCCAGCTTCTTCGGCGACACCTTGGCTATCCCGAACGTATAACCATTCTCATGGCAACAATCCAGATAGTGTTGGCAACTTTCGTAGCTGTCCCAGAGCTTTAGCATGGAAGTCGTCAGAATCATCTCGACTTCAGACAGATCCACTTCGTTTCCCCACGCATCCTTAATGATACGAGTTCCAGCTACGTTATCCGCGAAGTCCAGGAAGTCGAACGTAAACACGCACCCCTTCTCCCAGGAACATCTTGTATTACACCCCGCGAACATATAGCCAAGCTGTAACTCTTCTGACCATCGCTCCGCCAGAGAAGGAAGTATCAGACCGTATCCGTCGGATTCATCCAGCTCAATATCCGCATCTTTTACGAACTTCATCACCGGCTCACCGTCGGCTTCGTCATTCAATTCGATCACGTCGGACTTGAAGTGTGTCACGCAATCATCCACTACGGCAATTCCTTTAGGCCATGAGACCGGCGTACTGCCAGAGCAGGTGAGCGCTCTATACGCTTCGAATTTTGCCGGAACCAGTTCTTTGGATTTATCCCGCCCGTTGTCAATCAACCGGCGGAGTTCGCCAACCAACCGTTCGCTGACGAATACAATCGTCTTCGTTTTAACGCCGCCGTTCGTTCCGAGAAGTCTGGCATACTTAATGCCGTTTACGGTGAATCCTTCGCAGGCTCGCCAGTAATCTTTCTCCCGGTCGATAACTAGATACATATAATCCGGTTTAAAGAGCAGGCTGTCCAGAAGGTCGTAAAGCTTATTGATAGCTTTCTTGTTCGCTCTGGATGTCGGCTCATTCTTCAGGCGGCGGATTTCGCGCCGGATGATCCGTGCTTCTTCGTCCACGTTCTCCATGTTATTCAGTTTGTCAATAAAGCGCAACATTTGACTCTTCGTAATATCCCCGGATCGCTAGTCCGGAGTGGGATATCCCACCACCGCTTTCACGGCGGAATAGACTATATCATCATCCTCTACAAAAGAGGAGCCAACTGCTGTGTCACCAAAAGCTTGTGACCTCATAGTCGTTGAACGTCTCCCTGTTCGGGAAGCCGCTGCCGATTATCCAATCCGTACTGTTCTTAAAACATTCACGCTCGGCTGTTTCACGCCCACGTTGTAGTCAGTCCGGCTCTCAGGAACTCCCGGCAATTCTGTCGGTTTAATCGATACTGTTACCAGTAAAGGCGACCTGTCTTATGTTGATCGCTGAGGGAAACCACTTCTTCGTTATCCCGGGCTTCCGAGATCGAAAGAGTGAGATTCCACTTTGCTCGGCGAAGTCGTGCGCTATGGATTTTGAAAATAAACCGCTGTCCGGTTAACTGTTTAGCCATAACACATCTCCTTCTTCCTCTTCGAACTGTTCGAACCACTCACTTCTGTAGGTCATCCGATTCCGTTCGATCCACTCATCAATATACAGTTCTTCGTTCAGCGGTGTGAAGTGCTCGCATTCTCTCTCGTCGGAGCACTGATCTGCCCAAAGGCAGTGATCACACCCGTTATGCATTTGTCGTACTCACCCCCTTTCATTTTTTTCTATGCAGATCGTTATAGAACGCTCTCTGACCATTCTCAGCGGGTTATAGACACCGATGAATCGTCCTTCTGGATAGTTATACCTTTAGCGATCGTAATGTTTATAACAAGCGGAAATAAGAATCGGGTTAATAAATCTGGCAGTACATTAACGGATCCGCCACCCAGTTCTTAAGGAGATCCCTCATGCGATTCGACGGAACCAGTATCCAAACTTCCTCGCCATTCCGGATAGCACTGCGCCAGATCCATTGGATCATATGGTTTAGCGCGAACGTATCATCGTCCAGAGAAAATCCCTTTTGTTCCCAATACCTCTTTTCCGTAACATTAGGGAAAAGATTAACAGCGTATACCAAGATCGTCCGATCGGCATAATTATTAGTGGCTCTGGTACTGTACGATAAGAATCCTTTTTCAGTCAGGTAAGACTTTCCCCTCGTCAACTTTTTTACATCTTCCTTAAAAGTCGACCACATCCTTCGCTTCGCACCGGCATCCGGCGTCAGCCTCGGAGCGATGTTCTTGAAGAACGAGTCCGCCTGATTGGAAACCAGTTTTACGTTCTCTTCATTCTTGAACCAGTTCATGGAAAGCGCATTGCGGTCACGACCGAAGTAGTTCAAACGATTCAACTTATCCGTATCATAGATGTGTAGTAGATCGCCGATACGCTCAATACCAGGAGGATAATAATACTCATCCGGATTGTCCGTAAAGTAGAAATCTTCGTTGCTGTCTCCATCTTTACCAACCCCGATATATCGGAATGGGATAGCTTCGCTCCTTAAATAACAATAGAGCTGTTGTCCATAGAAGTTGAATGTAATGATCGTCACGTCATTAAACTCCAACAAGATCTCCGGCGAGATCTTCCAAAGAACTGTAGAATGATCTCCGCTCGCATTCAGGCAGGTATCCATCATCGCGATACTGCGGGATTTGAGCGTTCGGAAGATCTGGCGAAGACAATTGCCTTTGTAACTGTCTACGGCGGCATCGTCCAATACGAAGAACCTGCCATCCTCATCCTGGCCAATACAGCCCTTGTCTATAAGAAACTGTATATCACCAACGTTGTGTCTATCCGTATCTATCGCCGCTATGGACTCATCCACATACAGACTGTATCCATACTCTCTGATTATGCTCCGGATATCATCCTTATAGTATTTAAACGCCGCGTGGGTAGTGGCGACATTCCTACCTTGTTTCATTAACTCGACCGTTTGCTCAGTAACCGATCTCCAGTCGTGTTTATTACGCTGCGGGATCGCGAAGTTTAAAGCGGGGCAATCTCTTCTTACACGTTCGTCCTCACTCTTCAGACTGAGAAGGACGACCACTCTGAACTCATCGTCTTCCGCCTTCCGCATATTCAGTTCCCTAATCATGCTCTGGCTTTTACCCCCGCCCATAGGGAAGTCACACACTCGGACATCCGGCGGTCCGTCCGGCGCCCGCTCTTTAATCTCGGCGAATGTTATTTGTTTCGTCATAAACGTTCTCCTTTCGTTGGAATTAGAAATAATTGTCATCACAATTATATTATACCAAATATGGATATTACTGGTACATGGTTCTGAATAAATTGTAATATTTTCGTAATATTAGCCGGCGTAAAAAGGGGTTAAAAACCCGATTTTCGTCATTTTAGCATTTTAAAAATGCTGGTGGGTCCCGGAAGCCACTGATTGCAATGTGTTTCAGCCGCGTCTTTATAAAAAATAATTTCAACTACGTTAGCGGTAGATTTAAGAACGCTCTGCCAGAGCATATCTACATACGTTCTACATTCGCAGAGCGTAGATTTAATTTCGAGCTACATCATCTACTGGGACTTTTTATAACCAGAAGGAAAAGAATATAGTTTCTATTCACTTCAGTAGAGTAAGATGATGGCGAGAAATTAATACCTTTTTGATATCGTGGCGTGACTTCCGGTGAGAAGAAGAAACCCCTATTGATCCAGTACGATGGATTCTTTTTTTTTTTTTTAAAAAAGAAATCCAATCGTGTTACAGGAAGTCTATTCTTCGAAACCGGAAACGAGCGCCACATTAAGAACCATACTCATATAACTTACAGTACGTCTTGTAATGATCGTTCGA